ACGATCCGCACGAACAAGGGCGACAAGTACGGGCGCTGGATCGCCGAGGTTGAGGTCGTCGGCGGCCCGAACCTGTCCGACTGGCTGCTGCTCAACGGGTACGCGGAGCCGTACTGATGGCGCTGCTCGCGTGGAAGCCCGGGGCATGGCGCGCTGACGCATGGCGGGCCGGCGCCTGGGCGAGTGATGCTCAGCCGGCGATACCGCGTCCGAGCTACGCGCCGGGACTGCGGGCGAAGCGTAGGCGGAGACGCAAGGAGGAGGACGAGGCGCTGCTGCTCGCCTTGTTGCGCTGATGCTGGCAATCACGAACCCCATGCCGTTCGCTGACGCGCTGAAGATCGCGGCAGCGCGCGGCGTCGTCCTGCCCGACGAGTACTATTCGAGCGCCTACACCGACATCATGCGAAGGAACGCCTTCACGATCTCGGACATGGCGCGCATCGATCAGATCCAGGCCGTCGTCGACTTCCTCAACAAGGACGTGCTCGCGAAGGGCGGCACGTTCTACGAGTTCAAGAAGGAGGCGGCCCGCAAGAGCTGGGCGCTGCCCGCGTATCGCCTCGAAACCGTGATGCGCAACCACATGCAGAACGCCTACCAAGCGGGACATTGGAAGTCGTTCCGCGCGCACAAGGAGCGCCGCCCGTTCCTGATGTATGACTCGATCAACGACTCGCGGACGCGGCCATCGCATCGAGCGCTCGATGGCGTCATCAAGGCGGTCGACGATCCGTTCTGGGCGACGCACTCGCCGCCGCTCGGGCACAACTGTCGCTGCTCGCTGCGATCGCTGACGCGGGAGCAGACGGTCGCGCGCAATGGGCCGACGCAAGGCGTGCCGGCTGAAGGCAACCCGGACCCCGGCTGGGGCGTGCACCCGCTTGATGGTCGCGAGTCCGTGCTGGCTCGCGAGATCGACAAGAAGATCACGCGCCTCCCCGACCCCATCAAGCGCAAGGTGCGCAGGGCGCGAACGAAGCGCGAGATCGTGGAGCCGATCGTGCCCACGCCGCCGCCCGCGCCGAAGCTCGAAACGCTGGACGACTACATCGCCGCCGGCTCGCGCGTGCGCGCCGAGATCGTCCGGGACCAGATCCTCCCGCTGGTAGACGATTTCGAGGCGGTGTCGCGCGACGTGAAGCGGCGCTTCGAGCTTGGCCGCAAGTTTCAGGACGCGTTCATGGAGCGGCTCAGGAAGGCGCGTCCGCTGGGCGGCAAGGTCAACATGGGCCGCACGACGCCAGCGGCGAAGCAGATGATGCAGCGCGCCGCCGATCTGCTGCCGGCTGATTGGGTGAAGCGCTCGAACGAGTACGGGCTCGTGCGTCCGAAGTTCCAGCCCGGGCGCGGCTACCACCTTCGCAACGGCCACGCGCCGCACGGGATGCGATACAAGGGCACGAAGCTCGACCTCGGCGACTCGCTGGTGGTGTTCGACAGTCATGGCGTTGCCGTGCACGAATTCACGCACCGCCTTCAGCAGATGGTCAACGGGCTCGACAAGCCGTTCCAAGAGCTGCACAGGCGGCGCACGAATCACGAGCAGCTACAGCAGCTGAAAATACTCACGAACCACAACGGCTACGCCTCGGACGAGCTGGCGAAGCCCGACAAGTACGTGGAGCCCTACATGGGCCGGGAGTACGCGAACAAGCCGCCGACCGAGCGCGCGGCCGAGGTCATCACGATGTCGATGCAGGCGCTGATCGGTCACGACGACTACGGCTTGCTGTGGCGAATCCTGGCCAACGACACCGAGCTGCTCGACCTGACGATCGGAGTGCTGCTCCACTTATGATGACGACGCTCACCTTCACGACGGGCGGCGGCTTCGTCGCCTACGCCACGTGGGACAACGAAGCCGGGCGGTTCGGCGGGCCGGATGGGCAGATGATCGAGGACGCCGTTGCCTTGGCCGAGCAGCAGAAGCGCATCTGCTGGAACCCCTGGCCGACCAATCACGACGTCAGCGAGGCCCGGTACGATGCCGCCCAGCTTGGCGTGCTACTGGGGGCGCTGTGGAGCGTGCCCGAGGAGCTGGTCGACGACGTCGACGCATACATCGAGGCCAATCGCGCGAGCTGGAACGCGGACGATCTGACGACGGGAGAGCACTGATGTTCAAGGTCGAGGTCAACGATCAGCGCTTGACAACCATGCTCGAACAGATCCGGGCCGCGTGGGGCAACATCACGCCCGCCCTGGAGGAGATCGGCAACGAGATCGTGGAGGCGACCAAGGACTCGTTCGATCGTCAGCGCAGCCCGTTCGGCGGAGCATGGGACCCGCTGAAGCGCGATCGGAGCCGCAACCGCAAGGCGCGGAAGCGCGGCGGCAAGGGCGACACGAAGATCCTGCGCGACACCGGGGCGCTGTTCAACAGCATCCACGCTACCGTCACGGGAAACAGTGTTGAGGTCGGCAGCGACCGGAAGTACGCTGCGATCCATCAGTTCGGCGGCACGATCCAGCGCCAAGCGGGCAGCGGCACGGTGCGGATCAAGCGCCTGAAGAAGCGAGGGCCACGTAGCGTGCGGTTCGCCCGGGCGGGCGAGACGAAGGGCGTCGAGCGCAAGACGTACCAGTCGGGGCCGTACACGATCCGCATCCCGGCGCGCCCCTTCCTGCCCATCGACGCCGGCGGCGCGATGCCGGGAACGCTGAAGGCGCAGCTCATGGACATCCTGCGCGACCACATCGTCCAAGTGCGTCGCTGACGCCCGTCACCCTTACACGCGCCACGCCGCCGCGCATATTGCGCGGCATGAACCCGACCCTACTGCAATTTGAAGCCGCGGTTTCGATGTCGACCGAGGCGTCCGGGCGCTTTCGCGCGGTCGCGTACTCGGGCGGCGTCATTCCCGACTACGGCTTCCATGGCGACGTCGCCATCAACCTCGACTCAATCCAGCTGAGCAACCCGACCCCGGTCCTGATCGATCATGACAACTCGATCCGCTCGACCGCCGGTCACGCGACGCTGAGCGTCGAGAACAACCAGCTCATCGCTGTCGGCAAGCTCAACAGCGTGACCGATGCAGGCGAGATGGTCGAAGCGCTCATGCGTGACGGCCACCCGATCCAGCTCTCGATCGGCATCAACGCCGAGGCGCGCAAGGTCGGGAAGCCGATCACCATCAACGGCCGCGAGATGACGGTAGCGACCGTGTTCGAGAACGCCAGCGTGCGCGAGCTTTCGTTCGTGCCCGTCGGCGCTGACCCGCGCACCTCCGCGCATCTGTTCAAACATCAGGAGCCAACGACTATGCCTGACAATCAGGAACTCGACACGCTCCGCGCCGCACTCGCTGAGGAGAAAGCGCGGAACGAGGCATTGACCGGCGAATTGAACCAGCTCCGCGAGCGCTTCGCGGCCGTGGTTCGGGCTGAGCGCGAGCGCTCGATGGCCGAGTTCGCGATCGACACCGAGACGAAGGAGGCCATGCTTGGCATGACGGACGAGCACTTCGCCGTCGCGCTGAAGCTCGCCAAGAGCGCCAAGACCAGCCTGCCGTCGCACCTGTTTCACGACACCGTGAACAACGGCGCGCCCCCGGGCTCGAAAGACGAGCGTGCCGGCCCCGGACCGCTCACTGCTGCCGTGAAAGCCAAGTTCAGCGCCTGAGGAGGGCACGTAGATGACGACCTACACCGAACCGACCCAGCTCTCCGACTTCCTCAAGTTCGAGCTGGCTCCTGAAGTGCAGTGGTGCCGCGAGACGATCACCGTCGTGTCGGGGCAGAACCTTGCGGCCGGCACCGTGGTCGGCAAGATCACGGTCGGCGGCAAGTACACCGCCTACGACAACGACGCGGCCGACGGCTCCGAGACGGCGGCCGGCGTGCTGCTGTTCGCGGTTGACGCCAGCGGCGGCGACAAGAAGGGCGTCATTCTCGCGCGTGGCCCGGCGCTGATCGACGTCGACAACCTCGCGTGGGGAGCCGGCGTTACCACTCAGGGTGAAAAGGACGCCGCAGTCGTTGACCTCGCGGCCCTCGACATCCGCGTCCGTTCCAGCGTTTAAGGAGGCGCCATGAATCCCTTTGGCTTGTTCTCGACCGCCGACATCTCGGCGGCCATCAACGTCATCCCCAACCGCTACGGCCGGCTCAACGAGCTGAACCTGTTCCCGGTCAAGGGGCTCATCAACAACACGGTCATCGTCGAGGAGAAGAACGGCTCGCT